TAAAGCATATCCATTGGGGAAAACATTTAATTTTTGATATAATTTATGCCAATTTCCACCCAATGGTGACATTCCTACAGTTGAAGCACTCTTTAAATGCGAAGCATACAATTTTTCATTCATGTCAACAAATAAACGTGATCCATGAACAGTTGCATCAACTGGCCCAGCTGTGAAAGTTCTAATTGAATTTTGTTGAATTTTCTCCATGGGTCTTAATTCTTCTTTTAAGGAAGATGAGAATATACATGTCCATTTAGGGTCATTGGCGAGAACTTCCCAGTCCTCTTGAAGCCAATCCACTATTTCTGGATGATTCTCAAATAATTCTTTCTTTGTTTTATACTTAAAATTAAAGGGAGCACCACTACTTGTACTCATATCCAAGTGGTCTACTGCTTCTTGCACTGTTAAAATTCGTGCCTCTCCCATATATGGCATAAACTGCCGAACTGTCCATTCCCAAGCCTTATTAAGGTCTTGCACCATCTCAGGTGCCATTAAAGTCTCACTCTTTCCATACTTACTTAAAGAGATGTAAGCAGCTTTTTGATTGGGGATTGGTAGGTCCCATGTCTTTTCATATTCTACCCCAGATTCATCTATAAAACACTGAACTTGGGGATCAACTCCTCGCTTATTCTTATAGCGCGGAAACCTATTACATGAACCTAGAAACTCGAAGTACTCGGGTTTCACATAAAATTGATGATCATCTGATAGCCAACCGTTAGGCCAGATTGTTTGACGTCCTTCATCCTTAATGTACTGATCAGGATAACGGTTCCAAAAAGGGGACGTTTTCTCTACCAAACTTAAGGGGAGCGGGGGCGTAGGATAAAATCCAGACCAACATGATTAATATTGGTTCCAGCTTTAGCAAATTCTATCATTTCATTTGTAACTTGTTCAAAACGTCCGAAGTTTTCTCCATTTCCATGGGTCCAAAAACCAACTATTTTTCCATCAGCATTTAGAACTGGTGACGTACAATCTCCAGAGCGAGTCTTAGCATTACACCATCCTTGTGGACTTGCAAATCCAACAATTGAATCAGGTTTTGATGCCTCACCATTGCCGTATCCAAATACAGTCACAATAGCAGCATCCTCAAGCACTTTCATGCTCTTAGTACCTGTAAAAGGGGATGGGATTCCATTAACTGGAAAAGTTGCTAACTCGTCTCCAAAACTTGTCATAGTATTTCCAAGAAATTCAAAAGTATGCACATGATTTACTGCAACATACTTTTGTGACATATCTTCACTTAAACAATGCAAAACAACCCACATTTTATTTCCAATATGTGTTCCGGTGCACAAGTATTTTAAACCATCATTAACTTTTTGGTAAAATTTATACACACCAGCACTCAAATCCTCTGTATTAAAGGATTGGGGTTTTAAATTACACTGAAAAGCCTTCTGCGCTTGCGCACAAAAAGCCATAATGTCATTATGCTTGGCAATCTTTGGTTTTCGAGAACGTAAAATTTTGTTACGAATTTTTGCTTCATCCTCACGCTTTCGTGGTGGTACAATGGGAGTTTTAGCTTGGCCTTTTAAAACTTTTCTACCAGCTTTCTTTGAATATGGGGTTTCCTTACGACCTTCAGGAACGGTCGGGGCGTATGATTCATAATCATTAACATCCACATCATATCCAAGAATTTCAAAATCTGGTTCTTCATAAAAGTTTCCTTCATCAATTTCAGCTTCACCTGACACTTGATTCCAAACTCTCTTTCCTCCTTTTTGCCTTTTCTGTCCTCCACGTTTCTTTCCTCCAGCTCTATTTACACCTTGAGCTTTTAAAAATTCATCATAAGGTATTATTTCACCACTTGGTCCTCCATTTACCATCCTGCTTGCAGCAAGAAGAAGGATCGACACAATGGCTAAACCAACTAACTTTTTCCAAACTAGCTGGTAATATCGATGAGTAAACAAATTAGGATAACTCCTGACTACAGCAGTTCTCATTTTATCATACATATCATAAGGTTTCCATTTCTTACAAACCTCAGTTTTCAAAGGAAAGTCACTCTCTAAAAGAGGTCGTTTCGCCCTTTGATTAAAAAGTTCAACCTCTTGATGCACTTGGATCATATCCCTAGTCGCACCTCCGGTTAAACACTGAAAATAATGATATGGTGATGTTAAAAACATTTTCGTTGATTCAAACAAAAATGATCCAGTTCCATAAACAATATCACAACACATTTGCTTAAAATCATCAAATGCTGCGAAACCTGAATCATCCTCATCAACAGAAAACATATAATAAACTGCACGTGAAAACAACCTCCCATAAAGTGGCTGTTCTTCATCAGTGGGGAAAACAAATTGGGGGTTTAATTTAACTCCACGCTCAACCTTTTCCTCATCATCCGAGACTGTTATACCTTCTGGCCACATTGAAAACTGCTTAATAGCTTCCAACTGTAGTCGTACTTTTTCCTCTTCCTCAATCGCGTTAACAACAACATCAAGATCAGTAAGTAATGTTACTGGTCCGTGTTCATCATTCTCAACAATATCCAATAATGGTTCTAAAACTGTTGGTTGATATTTGGGTTTTACCGTGTCCTTCTTACATTGGGGCACCAAATTTGCAAAACCCATTGGTTGTACATGATTAAAGAATGTAATCAAATCTCGATAACTTGTTCCTTTATGATAAATTGGTCTTGGTTTTAATCGATACATTGCTCTTAGAGTAATACCAAAATTGATTTCATTACAATTAGTAACTCCTTTCAAATACGCAATTTTCCAACATCCATTTCCTTCATCATGGGTCACCAAGTAGTGAGTATCAATGAAACCAGTTAACTTTGAAGTTGTAACACCGGTTATTTCATCTGGAATAGGTTGCCCTGCAACCCCTCCATCTCTAACCACCTTGGCCCATGCG